AATTGCCCAAGCCGTTTAGTTTAAGTGACAAATACATTTGCTCTAACTCCAGATAACTCGGCAGAAACCAATCGCTATATCCGTTCAGGGTCAATTCATCGCAAAGCCTCGCGCTTATACCCGATGTAGGGCAACCTGCGACAATGTCAGCAGTGTTTAATTGACCATAGCCGATTTCGTCAGCAGCAGGGTCTTGCTGTATTGCTGTCCCCTGACAACCCCACGGCGCACTCGTGCTTTGGTCAGCCGCCGCGCTGATGTACGCATAGCCGCTATCCTCAAACACGAACAAGCCGCCGCCAAGCGCATCACCTGCCTCGTATCCGTTCGCGTCCTGCAATACCTCGTATTTGTACTGCCCCTTCTCCAACGCACCCAACGTAAACGTGAAGCGGTCATATCGCTCCTCGTAACTGCTCGCGTTGCTAATCGCGTCAATGTACACCACCGTGCTGGTGTTCTTGGCGATGTTGGTCAGAATCAACTTGTAGATGGTCGCGTTGGTTGCGCGCTCCGTCCACGTTACGTTGATAGTGTTGGATTGGCTGGCTTTCAGGTATAGCATTACTTCTAAATACCACGCGCCACGCTTTTGTACAAATTCAGCCTTGCCTCGCTGATTTGCTGGATGTCAAATTTGCCTTGCATCTTGGCCCGCAACCGCTCACCCATTTCCTTTGCCATCGCGGGTTCGTTGATAAACGCCCGCATATACTTGTACCACAGCTTGTCCTTCTTCTCGGGAACAAGCCACCCATCCACGCCATTCTCAATGCAGTCCGAGTACATCGGCACGTCGCTTGCGATGACCGCTTTGCCCATCCACGCCGCTTCCGTTATCTTCAACTCCGACTTCAACCTGTTAAACTTGGTGTCGCGCAGTGGCGCAAGGCTCACGTCCACCCAATTGTAACCTTGAACGTAGCTGTATATGTCAGCCGCTTGAATCCGCGAATAGTTGTTGTTCTTGCCCTTGTTGCTGAACACCTGCTCGTAGCCTTGATAGATTGGGTTGTTTTCGTTCCAGCCCGCCAAGTAAATCATATACTTCCCATCCAGTTCCACCTCATCCGACAGGCGTTGCAGTGGTGACCGCATCAACTCAACATCCTCCGTGTGTTGCGCCGCGCCGAAGTAACCGAACCGCACCCGCTCGCTTTGCGTTGGTTGCTCCTGAAATTGCTTGTACTGGATGTATGGCGTGTTCGGAAAGATGCTGACGTTCTTGTTGAACTTCACCAATTCATCGCGCAGGTATGTCGTGGTCGTGATGATGTGGTCAGCAATCCTGATATGCTTCTCAATGATGGCAGGCATCTTTGTTTCGTGGTAATGCCTGTAAAAGCTATGCCCTGTGCCAAGGTGCCAATAGTCATCCATATCAAGGATGATACGCGCACCGTATTGCCGCAAGATGTTGGCCACCTGTTCCACCGCTTCAATCGGCCCTGCAATCCACGTTCGGTTGTATAGGAATAGGTCAATCGTTTTCAGTTCATCCTCTTCCATCCTTCGTATATCATCGATGCTGACGAAGTCCACCACCCCGCCGCATAGGTCGTGAACAGCGGCATTGGGCATTTCAAGGCGGTAATAGCTGCACCCTGTTGGGTGTTGATTGTAAACGATGCAGATTCTCATTGTGCAGATTTAAGGGTTTGTGTTGTGCAAAAATAAGAAAGCCAGTGCGACCCTTACGCACTGGCTTTCACCAACCCAAACTGAACTACACTTAATTCGCGCCGCCTGTGATTTGCGTGCCTGACGTAATTCCTGCGATGACAGTGCTTAACACCTCGCGGCAGGGGTTTGCCTCCATCGCCGTAAACGTCAACTCATAACCACCGCGGTCACCCATCGCTGTTCCTGACTGCGCTGTGCCGCCAGTCACCTCGATGCCATTCGTTTCACCCAACAGCCAGTACTTGCCGTTGCGGTCGGTAACGATAGCCAACAACCTGCCGTTGGAAGCAAGGCGCAACTGATTGCGTACCTCCTGCGTGAGCCTATTGATGACCAGCGTCATTTCTTGCTGGTAGAAAATAGTGCCGTTTTCAACGCTGGCGTTTGTCGTTTCAGTGAACTGACCCACGCCCTTCGGCAACTCAAACTTGTAGAAGGCAGTGCCTCCCGAAGCGTAGCCAGTAAAGCCAGTCACCGTGCCTGTGGCGTTGGTGGCAACTGACCCAGTGACGTTCCACGATGCAAGCCTAATTTCGCTAATGCCGCCGACATTGTTGCGGCATCCTAATGCGTATCCTGATGTTAGTGCGCAGCTCATATTTTTTCTTGTTTTATAGTGTCAGAAGAAAAAGAAGGGCAGGTTTCCCTGCCCTGTCATCAGCCAGCAGGTGTCGTTGCGTTGCTCGCTTTGTACAGCACCATAAACTCGGGATATGCAAACTGCACCCCGTATTTCAGTGCCGCTTGGAAGCGAATCTGGTCGTTGTCGTACGATGCCCAGATGCGGAAGGTATCCTCATCTGAAAGCAGGTCAGTTCCGAAGAACAGGTTGCTCAATGAAGTGGCTACAATCCTACGCGTGCCATTCAATCCGTTCACCGCGCAGATTCGCATATTGGTTGCAGGGAAAAACATCTCACCCGCACCCAACTGCCCAAGGTCGCCCTGATACAGGTTCAATCCTACCAGTTTATTCGCAAGGATTCGGTAGGTATCCCATCCGCAGAAAGCGTAGATGTCGTCCTTGCTGATGATTTCAACAGGGATGTTCTGATACACATTTTCAAACGCGCTCACGATGGTGGTGTCGCTGAAAGCCGCACCTGCAAGGCTTGACACGATTGAAGCGGATGCAGTGGTCTTCTCCATCAAGTGCAACAAACCAACGGTCTTGTTCAAATTCGCGTCACCGCTCAATGATGCAGATGAACCAGTCCACCCTGATGCGCCAGTTGCAGTTGTTGACTGCCAAATGGCATTCTCGATGTTCTTTGCGATTTGCTTTGCCTTCTGCTCGGCAAATGCTTGCTCAAAGGGTACGCCTTCGTAGTTGCTACCCTGCGTAAGTTGCGTCTGCATCCAGTACTGTTCCAATGAACGAGGACACAACTCCTCCTGCACCTTCACCCGCGCCACGCTGATGTTACGCTGGCTGAACGTGGTTGTACCTGACGCATTCCACGCGCAGGTGGATGCGGCTTGGAATACTGCATCGGTGTCCATTAAGTTCAACGATTCCTCGTACTTAACGCCAACGCGCTTTTGCATCAATGACTGCGTTTTTGCGTCAAAGACGGCTTTGGTCAGCAACGGCAATCGCTGTTGCTCAACGTAGGATGTTAATCCTCCAAGTGAAAATGCCATAATCTTTTTATTTTAGGTTTTTTAGGTTTTGTGTTAATGCTTCAAAATTCGTATTGCGCGACAACTTGATGTTTTCAACAATCGCATCGCTGGTGCGCTTGCGTGGCTCTGCCGTTGGCACTTTGCTCATCTTCTGAACTTCTGCATCCAACTGGTCAAAGCGTGCGGTATTGGCTTCCATCGCCCCTGCCAACTTCGACAATATCTCCTCCAACCTCGCTTCCAATGCCGCAATTCTCTCCTCGATTTTATTCCCTGCTTCGGGCATCCCTTCGCCTTCGGGCATCCCTTCGCCTTCGGGTGTGACTTCGATTTCCACTTCTTGTGCTGCCACTTCTTCCTCAACCACTGGCTCTCCTGCTGGCAGGTCGCCAACTTCGACAATCTTGCCGCCTTCGGTAGTGATAACCCCAACTTCGGGTACAGTGTGCTGTCCGTCAGGCGCAGGCAGCATTCCTTCTTCGGTTATGACGAACACAGGCGTGCCTGCAACAAGGTCGCCATCAACGCGCACCATCGTGCCGTCTTCCAATTTGTAATCCGCAAAATTCTGCGGCGTTGGCGTTGCGGTGAATTTCCGCAGTGCGTCAGCCAGTTCAGTCAAACGATTTGCTATGCTCATAGGTCGCTTTTCAATTAAATACCACTGGTTTTGATAGTATGCAAAAAAACGCTGAACGCCTCTTCAAGGTTTGCCATCGCCGCTTCCAAACTCGACTGCGTTGACTGCATCCCAAAGTACCCCTCGATGCTGAACCCTGTGAACTGGTCGCGCTCTTCCCACACTTTGTCATTCTCCACTTTGAAGGAACCAAACCAACTGCCGTCAGGTGCATCCTCAAATCCCTTCGGTGGATTCACGCCACGCTCGCGGTCAATCAAATACGATTCAAACATATACACGCCATCCAGTGGCTTGCTGTGTTCGGCGTTTACCTTTGCTTGGTTCTGCTGTTTAAAGTACTTCTGCACCATCTTGCGGATGGTGTCCTTGTCGAACATCACGTAGTACTTACCCCGCGTGTCATCCTGCCTAATGATTGGCGTGTCTGCCAGCATCAGCGGCCCTGTCAGGATGCGAAGTGCCGCGTCTTCTGCGAAACGATGTTGTTTGGATAGCGCGATGAAAGGTCGCTCGATTGCAGGTGATTCCACGAGGCTGACGTAGCTTACGCCTTCGCCATCCTCATCAATCGTCATCAGGTATACAGGTAGCTGTTCCATATCTGCAAATACCACTACGCCCCTAACGTTGCAAATTCACTCATCCGCCGAAGCCTGCCGCTGACACTTCGGATGTCGCTCTCGACCACATACGCCCGCATCCCTTGCCCTTGACCGTTGGCAGGTGGGTTGAGCAGTTGACTATTCGGGTTGGTTGCTGTTGGTGCAGGTAGTGATGCGCCACCACCCCCGCCACCTCCGCTAATCGACATGCTTCCACCACCTCCTCCTGTTGCACCCGCGTCAAATTGTGTCTTGCTGATTTTGATGACATTAGCCAAACCTGCGGCCAGTGCTATGCCCGCCTCGACAAATTGCGCACCTGTTGCCAGCTTGATG